TGGTGCAGCAAGATTTATAAGTAGAGGGACAAATGAAGTTATAACTATTGCTAATGGTTCTATTGATTTTTATAGAAATGGGCAGAGATTAACTAGAATTAAGAATATTAGATATGGAACTGTATCAACAGATAGCAAAGGAAAAGGTATTGTAAATTTTGATGGTTTCCAACAACCAATGATAGTTTTACCTACTATAAAATCAGCAAATTTTGGAAAAAATATGGCAAGTATTCATTGTTTTGCAGAACATATATCAGGAACACAATATAGATTTTATGTATATGGAACAAATGAAGATTATAGAGAAGCGAATCCAATTAAAGTTGTTGGAACTCGTTGGAGTATGAATAATGTTGTTATTACAACACTTTTAGGTATAACTGGTTTTACAGATAGCATATATGTAAAAGAGCATTTTAAATTTATCAAACAATTAAGGGTAAGGGAAGAAAGGATTCCTGAACATAATATAAAATATGAAGATTATGAAAAGAAAAATAGTTATATAAAAATTAAAAAAACACCATTAGTAAATATAAAAATTAAAAGAAATGCTGAGATTATTTTTAATAAAAACTATGGAATCAAATTTAATTACAATTTAAATAGTAACCCAATGTTGGAATATAGTATAGATTCTTTAAATATAAATTCTGCTTTTAATATTTTAAAAAAATTTGCCACAAGAACTAATGTTGTATACACATTAGAAGTACAAATTCTTGAAAGTAAATTAGAGATTGAAGGAGAGTATTTTTTTAAAGGATACGCAGGTAACAGTAAGGAAGGTTTTGATATTATAAACTATATAGCATTTAATGGAGTACTTTTTAATTTAACACAAGCTCATTTTAAAGGTTTATCAATAACAGCAAGTGCAGAAACTTCTACTCTATCTAATGCTACTGGAAGTGGAGAAGTACAATACATAGCAATGGAGGTAGATTAATGTATTTTTATTTAAATAAAGAAAGATTATTAAATGGGGAAGTGACTGTAATATTTCAAACAGAAAATCAAATACCAAATTATAAGGAAATTACAAATTTTGGAGAGTTAGTAGAGTTTAAAGGAGATAATATCCCAGCTGTTTGGGAATATTCAGAGGCAGAAGATGTCTTATATAACATAAATGATAAGCCAAGTCCTTATCATATTTTAAAAAATAAAAAATGGGTAGTTGAAGATAAAGATGGGTTTAAGGAGTATTGCATCACACAAATTAACACAATCAAAAACGAAATACTTGATTATGGATTTGACTATGAAATAAATAAAGTAAAACATAGACAGAAATGTAGAGTTAAAGACATTACATTTATGGCTATAACTGCCCTTGTTATGTTTCTTGTAAAGACATTTTTACATAAAGATATAACTAGAACTTGGTATTTTGAGGATGATTTTGGTTATGAAATGGATATGGTAAAGCTAGTTCAATTAATGTTTTATGGAAGCAACTTTGTACAATCTGTATATGATACTGAGAACTATTACAAGACTTTAGAAGAACCTACACTAATAAATAAAGTAGATTATGAGGCTAAAATAAAAGAGTTTATGACAGGAGGTAACTAATGGAACATATAACAAATGTTTTAGTTTATTCAAATCGTTGCGAAGTCTTAGATAGTCATGTGTTTACAGTAGGAGATAGAGGATTTCCTCATATAAGATTAAAGTTTATATATATGTTTGGAGCAGAAACACTGCAGGGAAAGCAATTAGAACTTAAATATATACTCCCAGATAGAAGTTATCAAGTTGAAAAGATAGTTATATCTGGAAAAGATGAAGCTTTATTTCCAATTCATTATAGTGTTTTTGTTAATGGCGGTTGGACTACTCTAAAAGCAACTATTATAGAGGGAGCAAACAGAATAACATTAGATGACATAACTATAAAAACTAAAAAACTTGAAGTAGGGCAAGAGTTTCAACATAAAGAGGTAAAAGCTATTGTACAGGCTGAAATATCTAAAAGAACAGAAGAAATAAAAGTTGCAGCAGAAGAAAATAAGAAAAAACTAACAAAAGACTTAGAAAATGTTTATCAAGAAAAAGTTAAAGCATTGGATCAAGAAGTTAGAACCTATGTATCTACTCATTTTGATGAAAAAGCTAATGAGTATAACTCTAAAATAGATAATGCAAAAATTAAGAATTTATCTTATGCAGATAATAAATTAAAAATAACTTTAAATGATGATACTGAAAAAGAAACAACTATAAAAAGTGGATTAAGTTTAAGAAAAATAGATGGAGAATATACTATATCACAAGTATCTACTTCAGCAAATATTCAAATTGGAAATGATTGGAAAATTATATTTTTTACTTACATACAATTTAGTCAAGAAACAAAAGTTTATTTTTTCAAAAAAGAAAATACTTCAAATTATAAAGTTGGACAACAATTTGAGGGTGGAATTACAGTAAAAATAAATAATGGAGAACTTTCAGCAGAAAGTAATCAACCATTAACAATAAAAGATATATGGGTTATGGAATAGGAGGTTAATATGTTTAGTTTTTCTGAAAGAAGCAAAGCAAAACTTGAAACAGTAGATATCAAACTTCAAAATCTTATGAATGTAGCTATAAAAGAAAGTCCTTATGATTTTTCAATAACTGAAGGAATTAGAACAATGAAAAGACAAAGAGAATTAGTTGCTCAAGGAAAATCTAAGACATTAAAAAGTTATCATTTGAGAGGTAAAGCAGTTGATATTGCTATTTGGATAGATGGAAAAGTAACATGGGATTTTAAATATTATAAAGAAGTTGCTGATTGTGTAAAAGAAGTAGCAAAAAAGTTAGGTTATATAATTACTTGGGGTGGAGATTGGAAGACATTTAAAGATGGTCCACATTTCCAAATTGAGAATTAGTTAATAAATCGTCTGGCCAGACAGTTATTATAAAAAATAAAAATTTTAGGAGGTAGCAAATATGGAAAAAGAATTATTGTGGAATGTGTTGGGTTATGTAGTATCATTGGTAGTGTATTTAGTTTTAAAGTGGAGATATGAGGGTAGAGAAGCTGTAAATAGAGAAGCTATTGAGCAAGAATTATCTATACAAGGAAAAGGATTAGGTAACTTAAAGAAAAAAGCAGTACAAGAGTTTATATCTAAATTGCCAAAACATTTGAGAATATTCATAAACGAAAATACAATAGATGCTGTAGTAGCTGAATTACAACCATTATTCAAAAAGTTAAAAGATGGAAAAGAGTAAATTAAATCTAAGATTTTTATCTGATGGTAAGGCAATGTTATTAGATGATTATATCTATGACATCAATGGCTATCAGATAAAAGTCTTTAAAGGTTTTATAACAGATGGAGCATCTATTCCAAAATGTCTACAATCTATTTATAATCCTTTTGGAAAATGGATAAAAAGTGCTGTAATTCATGATTATTTATATTCCAAATATAATAACACTGGTATAAATAGAAAATTAGCAGATAAGATTTTTTATCATATTATGAAAGAAACTGAAGTAAATAGTAATACTAGAAAAAAATTTTACAAAGCTGTAAGATATTTTGGTGCAATGAGTTGGCAAGATAAAATAGAAAATGAAGGATACAAAGACCAGGCAATAATAGATCATACTAAGGAGGCAAGAGAATATTATAATTTTTGGGATAAGGTATTAGGATTGTAGGTGATTATATGGAACAATTTTTGAGAATAATAGAATATGTATTAAAAAATTATGGAATACCTGGCGGTTTATTGCTTTATTTCTTATGGAAAGATAGTAAAACCTTTGAGCTTTTTAGAAATACTATGCAAAAAATAGTTAATCAACTAGAAGCAATGCAAAAGGATCAAACAGAATTAAAAAAAGACATGGAGGAGATTAAGAAATTCATAAAATAATGGGGTAGGAAAAAATCCTACCCTTTTTTTTATTATATTTTTATATAGAACCATTTTAGAACCAAAGACAAAACTTTTAAATAATTTTTATTTTTAAATGAAAGTAAAAATAAAATTTTATATTATTTATTGTCAAATATTTTATCTCTGTTTTGTATATAAATAATATATTTTAATTATTTTTAATCAATTTCAATATCTTCTTTACAATATTTATCATCTTTACATATTTATA